CAATGGGTCAGAAGGTTGGTAATACATTGCTTTTGGCCAAGGACCGGATAAAGTCTTTAAGCCAATCATTTCATAATTTTCAAGATTGAGTACGGCAACTGGGTAGTCAAGGCCCCCGTTAACAATAGGAGTACCGTTAGAATTAGTGTTAATACGCACAAAGCTAGACTGAATAGCAAGAGGGCGCTGATAATAGCCATTAATGGATGTTGAACTAACCGTTTGAGCAATATTAACGGTGTATGTACCATTGTCATTAACGTTGCCGCCAGCGCCTGAAACAAATGCAGTAATTGTTGTACCATTTGCAATTCCTGTTCCAGCTAGGGTTTGTCCTAATGTTAATGCTCCTTGGGTAATACCAGTAACAGTTAATACATTACCTGAAATAGAGCCAGTAAAATGAGAACCAATTGTGCCGCCAGGGCCTATTGTGTATTGAATTTGACCTGGGGTAATGGGAAATATTATTTCAGTCTTATAGCTGACCATCATGGATTCATTAGACCATTGGTCAACCATGCCATTCATCATTTGAAAAGCATCTGCGGCCGCTTCTGCTGTCGGTGTTTCGCCACCAGCTAATGCGCCAATATCTTTTAATGCACCGCTAATAATGTCAATTGGCTGGGCCATATTATTCCACCGTAAATGTGTTAGCTAACCATGGAAAATCCACTTTTTTAGCGGTTTCAAGGGCTTTTAATTGATTTTCTATTGCTAATTTTATAGGGTTTACATCGTCTTGGGTAGTATCTTTTTCAATCCATTGCACAATATCTGATTCAACTATTTCAGATAAAGTTTTTTTTACTGTTCCATCTTTAAATTCATGTTTGCCTTCAGAACTAACTGTATTTTTTCCATCAGTTCCGGAAAGCAGATAACGAACTGCAATCAGTTGATTGTCATTAGCAAACAATTCTAATATTTTCCAAGTAAACATTATTTAACTGCGTTCTCAAATGGCGTTAAATCATTAGAACCGTAATATTCTGCACCTTTAGCTAACTCTTTGGTTTTACCTACTACTTTAATGCCATATTTTTCAGGGTTGCGGTGCATTCTTACTCCTAGCGTTGAACGATTTATACCTAAATGGTTTGACAAATCATTGATTGTTTTGAATATCTGACCATCGTATTCTACTGTTTTAGCGAGCAAACTATTAGCACCACTAATTTTAGCAACTACTTCAGGGCGTTTCATACAACAATTATCTGACATTCCTTTACGAGCCTTTTCAGATTGCTTAAAACCATACATAGGATTGTCTTTACCAAACTTGCCAAACCTATGGTGATTTTCTTTTTTGTATGTTTTTGCTCTTGTTTCTACAATTCTGCGTTTTGCATCTTCAGTAAGTTTATGACCAGTAGTTCCATCACCACCATCAGTAATATTGGCTAATTTATAACCAAGCCGTCTTAACTGGTCAATTCTTTCTATTTCAGCAAGATTCGCCAATTCATTGTCTAGATTATCGGCAATCTTTTTAGATTCAAAACCATTAGCTTTGGCAACTATATGTTTCCAATAACGATTACGACTACCGCCACCATTTTTTCCAACATTCAATCTTTTTCCATTACCTTTACCAACATAGAATACTAATCCTGTGTCGTTTCTAGTATGTTCATAGACATAAAACATTATTTTGCAATAGCCTGTTCAAAAGGAGTAAGGTCGTTTGAACCATAATATTCAGAACCTTTATTTAACTGTATGGTCAAATGGTCAATATTGCGTTGTTTGCAGTCTTCCCAATCGGCATCGGTCATATCTTCAGGCTTGCCAGCTTCTAATAAAGCAACGCTGTCTAATGCGGCTTTATAGTCTTGTGCTACTTGTTGTTCGTGTGTCATTTCAATCATTTTATGCTCCTAATTTAGCTTCCAATGCGGTTACTTTTGCGTTGAGTTCTTTTACTGCATTGATTAAATGCCATGTAATATTGCTTGCATCAACTGACATTACACCAGTAGATTCTGTTTTTACGCAGTCAGGCAATACTTCAATCAATTCTTGAGCAATTGCGCCAAGTTGAACACCTTGAATGTTGATAGCGCTTTCTTTAGGCAAATCAGTTACTTCATCTGCGGTGCGGTATTCAAAGTTGCGCACTTTAATTTGGGTAATTTTGTCTAAACCATCATTGTTATCAACAATATTTTTCTTTAAACGCTGGTCAGAAGTAATAGACCATGTAGCAGAGTTGTTGCTTTGATATACACCACCACCACCAGCGTAAAAGAAACCAGTTGATGAACCTTTGCCAGTACAGCTTGCCCCAATAACTGTTTCATTGGTTACTGCTCCACTTGATGCTTGTGCTTGATAACCAACATACACATTGCTTGAGCCAGTAGTAACCACATTTCCAGCTTGTTGCCCAATATGGACATTAGCACCACCAGTTGTTGTTGAAGAAGCTGCTTGATAACCTACTGCTGTGTTATAAGATGCGGTGGTGTTGTTGTATAAAGCAGAATCACCAAAAGCAGTATTATTAGAACCTGTAGTGTTGTAATAAAAAGTATTAGATGAACCAACTATTGAATTGCTTGAGCCTGTTGTATTGCTGTAACCAGCTTGATAGCCTAAAAATAAATTAGGATTACCTGATGTTGTTGAAAACCCTGATTTATAACCAACAGCAGTTATTAATCCACCAGTTGCACTATACCCAGCTTGATAACCTATTGCTGTGTTGTAAGATGCGGTGGTATTGTTTATAAGGGATGCCATACCAAGGGCGGTATTGTAATTTCCAGTAGTATTATTACGGAGTGATTGCCTACCAAATGACACATTTTGACCACCAGTTGTATTAGCGGCTAATGACGCATCCCCAACAGCAGTATTTTCAGAACCGCTTGTTAAAGCATATAAAGCATTGTTTCCAATTCCTGTGTTGTTTGTGCCAGTAGCAGTTGCTAATAGAGCATTAGCACCAACAGCAGTATTAGTAGAAACACTACCACCACCCTTACCAACAGTAAGACCTGATATAGAAGCATCATTAGTTGATGTTAAAACTGTTGATGTTAAGTTCCCAGTAGAAGGCACAAAACTTAATTTGGTAGAACTAGTAGTTTGTGGCAAATTACCTGATGTATTTGAAACAATAGTTGGATACCATGTTGCACTAGAACTTGTATTGTCAGTAATTGCAATATTTGTAGCATTTGTTGCAGTTGTTGCGGATGTTGCGCTAGTAGCAGTTGTAGCGGTTGCCGCATTACCACCAATAGATAGACCTGATGCAGTTCCAGTTAAATTAGTTGCTACGCCGCTAGATGGTGTACCTAATGCACCACCATTGGTTACAAAAGCACCAGCAGAACCTACGTTTACGGCTAAAGCAGTTGCAACTCCAGTTCCTAAACCGCTGATTCCAGTAGAAACTGGCAATCCAGTAGCATTAGTAAGAACTGCGGCAGAAGGTGTTCCAAGCGCTGGAGTTGTAAAACTTGGACTTGTGGCCAAAGCTACTACGGTTCCTGTGCCAGTTGTGGAATAGCTTGTGCCCCATGCAGAACCAGTTGAATTAGCAATACCAGCACTAGGATAAACTTGTGATGGAACCGTTGCATTAATAGTAATTGCGGCAGAACCGTTATATGTTGTTCCTGAACTAAACGTAATGTTTGAGCCAGCAGTCAAACTAAACAAATTACTACCTAATGAAACACCGCTAATAGTGCTATTAGCTAATTGTGCGTTAGTAATCGTGCCGCTTAAGGCAGTAGTTGGAATAGTTGAAGAAGCCGTAAATGCGCCAGTACCATTACCAATTAAATAACCAGTTAATGTAGTAGCACCAGTACCGCCATAAGCCACGCCAATTGTTCCAGCGTTCCATGTGCCAGCAGTTAACGTACCAACGCCTGTAATGCCTGTATATGAGCCTGTAATATAGCTAGAACCAATTGTTCCGCTAGTAATTTGATTGCCGTTAATAGCAATAGAAGTGTTTGTAACGCTTGAAACTTGACCGCTTGCATTTGTAGTAATTACTGGAACACTAGAAGCAGAACCATAAGTACCAGCAGTTCCTACTGGGGTAATGCTAAATTGAAATCCAGTAAGGGTTAACCCTGTTCCAGCAGTATAAGTTGCAGAAGTTGTAAATTGCGACCAGTTAACGGCGGTAACGCCTAATGTTCCACCTGGAGTTGCCGTACAAAACCATGCAGAACCGGCTTGTGTTCCATATTCCACAAATGCTATGGCTGAAATTAATTCATTCCATGTATTTGCATCAGATGAACGCGTCCATGCGCCTGAAGCGGCAATATAAATGCCATTATTAGCGGCAGTTGATTGATTTTTAACTATTACACGGTCGCCAGCAAGGGTTGTATAGCCATCAATTGTCTGTAATCCCGATAATGTAATGTTTGTCAAAGTCGCACAAGCTACTGGTTGTTTCCAGCTAATGCCAGCGGCATAAGATTGCAACGCCAACAAGTTAACAATATCTGTTGCACCGCTTGGTTGTGTAGAAATCGTGCCGGTTGTTGTGCTAAAGCTAGTAAATGCCCCAGTTGACGGTGTAGTTGCTCCAATTGGACTTGAATCCAATGTGGAATTGGTAATGGTTAATCCTGATTGAACAGGGTTTGAAGTCGCATAAAACGGCTTACCTTGACCAATAAAAGTATTAAAACTGCCATCCAGGTTGAAATACGCTTGAACTGGCAGTAAATTCTGTACCGCAGAATTTGATGGTGTAGTCATACTAAACCTTAATAGGCAATACAGTTAACTAGGATTACATCACTTGCTGACATTGGTGCCGCGGCGCCAGTTGTTACTGAAAAGCTAGTAAATGTTACTGAAGTTGTTGTGCTTCCAGTTAATTGTAAAAATAATGTAGAACCGCTTGTTACGTCAGCGGAAAAAGCTAACCATCCATTTGGCGCGGTTGGAAGTGTAATCGTTCCGCTTGAAGCACCGCCCGAACCAACAACAATTTTAAATACAAAAGTGCTTACGGCGGTAATTGTTGGGCTTGTGCCAAATCCTGAACTAATTGTAGGCAATGTATTTGAAGTAGCAATTAAATTGCCACCCATAGACAAAGTTGCTGGATTTTCGGTATTACCGCTTAATGGTGGTGAAAATACTGCACCGCCAGGACCAATCAAACCGGTGCAAGCCCCAGCCGTATTAAATGTTGCCTGTACCGGCAGTAAATTTGTTACTGAACTATTTGCTACGCCTGGGTTTGCCATAATGTTTCCTTACGATTGGTCTGCTACTGGCATTACATACAGGGTTCCTGAAGTACCAATTGCGGTAATTGAGAAAATCTGTGGAACTGCAATAACAGTAGGTTGTGACATTGTTACGCCTAATACAAACGATTGGCTACTATTTCCACCAGTAGGCAATACTGCGGCCGGTGCAGAACCAACGCCCTGAACAACTGGGGTAATGGTAATTGCAACCGGTGTAGAAGCAGTATTTAGAAACGCACAATAGTTAATTTGGTCGTTGCCGCTTGGGGTAATGGTAACTGCCGTTGACGATGTTCCACTAACGGTAATAGCCGTTGTTGGTCCAATAAAACGATAAACGGAAGTATTAGCCATGATTAAACCGCCGTTGCTGGTGCTGGGCCTTCAAGACGAACAACTTGAATTGTGTAAGCGCCGCTTGCTGGTTTTAAAGTAGCAGTAGCAGTCAAGTTACCAAATTGAATTGATAGAACGTTGGCAGTTAAACAATCAGCTTCAGCGATTACAACACCAGCAGTTTGTGAACCGTTATAACCAATAACAGTCACAATATCAGTAGTTTGTAAGCCAGGTAAGCTATAAGTTACGGAAGTTGTAGTATTTGCGGCCAATGAATTAGACGTATTGTCTAAAGTTGGGACTACGTAAAAAGTTTCGTGGGCATTTCCACGTGTAACGGTAGTAGATGACATGATTTTTCCTTTAAATGAGGATAATTAATTATAAGTCTAAATAAGAAAAAAGCCACCCTTTTTGGGGGCGGCCTTTCCTTTACTTCTTACTTAATTAAGCCCCAATAGGGTTAGTTAAGTTGTAGTTGCTAAAGTCGTAACCGTAAACATAAACGTCACAAGTAGCGGCCGCGCCTTGGGCGGTAGTTACACGGAAATATACGTTTTGTGTTGATTGAGTAGCAGTAGAAGCTACTGTCAACTGGTTAACAACTGTTGCACCAGTATTGCCTGAAAGCGCAGTAGAAGCCGCAACAATAGCAGTACCTTGTGCGTTAGCCGCTGGGTAAACTGCCGCAACTGCCGTTGTCAAGCTTGTAGAAGCATTGGTAACGATAAAGTTGCTAACAGAAAAGTTAGTTGTGTTTTGGATAGGGATTGCGTTATCGCCAGTAGCGTTAACGTTTACACCAGTCAATACACCTAACAAACGAATAGCTTGGTTAGAAGCTAGATTTGATGGGTGAATCGTTTGGGTTGATGCTGGTCCTGGATTGCTCATGATTTTATTCCTTAAATATGGTTGAAATGCCGGGTTTTTAGGCCCGGCTATTTAATGCTTACGATGCTACGCGGCAAGCAAGTTCAGGGTACAAAGGCGCCCAGCCATACAGAACATCCAAACGAGTAGGAATACTATCGTTATTGATGGTGTATTGACGGACTACACGGAGTGACAAGCCAATTTCTTTATCAGAGGCGCGCCCCGCGAAGTGGACCCCTTCAGGCAATTCAAGGTCAGCTACTGCTAATGTAAAGGCATTGCGGTGCATGATGATGTTTTGTGAAGAAGTTGTACCAGTATTGTTAAATGGATTAACAGTCTGTGAACCAGTAGAAGTTACGCTAACGTTTTGGAACTGACCAGCAGTAATAACGGCTGGGGAAACAGTAACGGAAGCAGTACCACCTGAACTGATAGATACAGGAGCAGTTACAACGAATGAACGTAGTTTGCCTGAACCGTAAGCTTGACGGTTTTGTGGGTTAACTGCATATACGCCAGCGATAGTGAATGTATCACCTTGGTTCAATGTTGCGGCCGCACTTGTAGCACCAATAGTGATGGTAGAAGTTTGTGCCCAACCTGAAGTCAAGAAGCCAGTTGCAGTTGTAACGTTGCAAGACAAAGTAGCAGAAGAATAACTACCGAATGTTTGTGCCTGAACGTTTTGGTCCATTTTCCAATTCATACCGCCGGAATCACGACCCATAAGGCCTTTACGATACTGTTCGCCAATTGCTTCTTGTGGAACAAACAAACCTTTCAAGCTATCAACAATAGTTGCAGATGTGAATGGCTCAACGATGCAAGAACGGCGACCGTCACGTGGCGCACCTTCAGAATCAAGGTAAGCGGCCGCAGTCAGGTAAGTAATCAAACCAGTTGGAGCAGTACCAGCAGTACCAACGATGTTTGCAGTATTATTTTTAGCCATCAATAGACCATCACGGTCTATCTTATTTGCAATAGTTGCTACCGCGGGTTTCAGCACTCTGTCCGAAAACATATCCAGGCTCAATGCCAAATCTTGCGTTGTGAACTGGGTCGCAACTTGGAATTGAGTTGTCAATGTTACTGGTACAGAAGTTTCGTTAAAATCCTCGACCGAGAGGGCGGGACCTGTCGCACCTACGAAGCGTCCAGGACGTCTTACGTTAACGGTTGCGCCAATTTTGCCGCCAACTACTGCGAACTGGTCGTCATAGTTACGGTCAACTTCTGAAGTGAATGTTAGTTCGTTTTCCAAAACCATCAACGCTTCGTTGGTGATTTTGCTAATGGTTAATAAATTATTTGCCATGATGCAAGTTCCTTAAATGTAAATTAAATTTTTACCTTAACGAATCTTTCCTGTCTTGCGGCCGGCTTTCCAAGCTTGATAGTCGATTTGTTCGCCATCTGTATATACGCTTTGACTGCCTGTCCCACGAATCGGATTAATCGGTTTCGGTGCATTTGACTTCACCGCAACAGGCTTACTTGTAGCTGGTTCTTCGGCTTTCGCTTCAAACTTCGCTTCTAACTTTCCAATCAGCTTTAACGCACTAGCGGTAGATAGTCCGGCAATCTTGGCGCCCAATTCATCGTCTGAAGCAAGTTCATACAGAATCCTAGGACCAACATCACTTTCCAAAATCGCATCACGCACTTCATTGCTTACTGCAACTGTCGATGATGCAACCATATCTTCGTAATCGGGTAATTCAACTTTAACTGAATCAAGCTTTTGTTGCCAGGTTTGTAATACTGCCTGTTGTTTAGCTTGTTCTTGTTGTTGCTTTACTTCCCTATCACGTCTTGCTACTGCTTCATTTGCTGACCATTCGGCTAACGCTTCAGCGTATTTAAACGCATCCGGATAGTCGTCAGGTTGTGGCTTTGTATTGGCAGTTTGCGTTTGTGGCGCTGGTTGTTGCCCTTCTAAAGCCGCTAAACGTGCTTCCAAACTTTCCCTAGCTTCGCGTTCACGTGCCGCATTTTCTTCGGCCGCCTTACGTGCTTTGGTCAGTTCAGAAAAACGTTTTTCTAACTTGGGGTTAGATTTCGGTTCCTCTGTTACGGTCGCATTTTCTTCCGATGGGGCTGGTTCACTCTGACTTACTTCGGCCGCTGGCTCTACTGGAGTTTCCTCAACAGTAGCCGCAGTTGGGCTTTCTTCGGTAGCTAAACCTAATTTCCCAGCATAAAAATCTGCTGAATTATCATTTGTTACTACGTTTGTTGCCAAACGTTCTGCTACATTTGCTTCTGACATGGACTTCACTCCAAGAATTTGCCCGATGAACCCATCGGTAGGTTGTTTTAACTATACAACACTTTACTGCGGTTGTGCAACATTAGTTGGTTGCAAACTACCAGTTGCTTGATTTGCAAAACCATACTGTTCTTTATTCCGTGCTTCAATTTCTCTTTCAAGCTTTGCGGTGTCCATGTGATGCAAGATAAGTTCCATAAGGGCATCAATTTCCATCTTGTTTTGGCTAGTAACTGACCTAGTATTTTGGTCATTAACCTTGACTTGGGCGTTAAGCATGGCACGTCTATCTTCATGGCCTTGTTTAACTTCTTCAATGTCTTGGCGTTGCTTAATGTACATCTGCAATTGCTGGTTCTGTTGACCCATTTGTTGCAATGCTTGTTGCATTTGCTGGATTTGCATCTGAACTTGTGGCGGTATCTTGGATTGGTCGTCAATATTGGCCAATGGGTTGATAGAAGCCAAGCGGTCTGCGATAACTTCTGCGCCTGGGAAGTCCATATTTCTAAATACCAAGTCACCAATCTGACCAAATAGATTCGGATTAGCAGTCAAGGCTTGCATCATGGATTCCACGGCTTCCTGGCGTTTAGTGCTATATCCAGGGCCAGTTTCCATCACAATGTCGTATTCGCCAACGGTCACGTCATTCAAAACCTTATCAATGCCGCTTTCGTCTTTGCCTTGCTGGTTAATCGTAATAATCTTTGGCTTGCCATCATCACCAATAATCCGCATTACACGTTCTTTATCGTAAATTTTGGGGATTAAATCAAGAATAATGCGACCAGTATGGGCAATTGAACGGGTCAAATTGTCGTAATAATGGTAATTGGTCATGTCAACTTGCATCTGTTGACCTTGTAATGCTTTACCGGATATTGGGCCTTGTGGCAGTTGTGATGGGTCAAAAATACCTACCACGGCCATCAAATCAGCATTAATTCCAGCGGCCGCGGCCATAATTCCGGCTGGCGGTTGCTCCGGTGCTTGGCGAATTGGGGGTGGTGCTGGTATGCCATCGGTATCTGTCTGCTTGTAACGCAGATAAGACATTGCTTTGGTATTAGCTTGCGCCCATTCGTTTTCGTGGCCTTCATCTTGACCTTCAGCCATAATCCATTTGGCTTTGGGCGCGAGGGCAACGCTTTCAGTAATGGATGTAACCCAAAAGTTGTACATACGTTGTGGGTCTTTGGCCATACGAACCAAACCAAATTTCTTACGTTTGCCTTCAATAACCAATTGCTGACCATAAGTAGGCACGATTGGAATGTATTTTCCAGCCCATTTGCCTTCTTCAAGGATTTGCATACCAGTTAGCTTGCACCAATGGATTTCTTTGCGCCATGAACTGCGTCGGCTTACTTCATAAATGCCGGCAGATTCTAAAACCTTATCACTTGGCATTTCATCTTCATAAACATGGGTGCCATCGGACAATAGGATTAGGTCGGCATTAACAATCTTGGTATAAAAGTATTCAGCCAGGCGAATATCTTCCTTCATTACCCATTCAACATCGCTATCACCAGTACCACGTTGGGTAAATCCGCTTCCATCTTCAGCGCCAGGATACATTGCTCTAAAGTTTTCTTTAGGAATTACCGTTGTAATTAATACTTTTTCGGCATCTGAACCGTCCGGCAATACGGAATTAGGGTCAAAATAGACTGTAAATGGGTTATCAATCGTATCAA